ATATCAGATTATTTGATGAAGGTGTTTGATGGGTTGAAACATAATCCATTAGACTTTATAGATGATTGGGAAACCATGACAACAAAAGAACAAGAAGCAGTGATAGATCAAGTCAGCTTGTTTGAGGACAGGATACACAAACTGCTTGGAGTTAAATTTAAGGAGATAAAAAGTGCGAGTAATTTTAATAAATCCATTTGACGAGACAGTTAAAGAAGCAGTATATGGTGGGGACTATAGAGAAATCTATGACCTAATAGAATGTAGAACCTTTGATGTAGTAAGGCTATCTGATGCAGATGATTTGTATGTTGATGATGAAGGACTATTGATTGAAGGTAATCAAAGATACTTTAGTTGGTCGGGTAGAAACTTTGCAGGTAAAGGTCTTATCATGGGTCATGATGATGAAGGAGAAACCACTGCAACAACCTATGACTTACAAGAAGTTATTGATAGGGTAGAGTTTTTGCCTGAAGGACATAGAGAAGAACCATACATGGAGTTCAGAGCTTTATCATGAACAGTAAACAAGTAAAGCAGTTAAGAAAAAAAGTTAAACAGTTTCAACTTGAATGGATGCAGTCTTTAGTTTCTGAAGATGAAGCCAAGAAAATTACTTTAGAAAATATTACTGCCATGATGCCACCTGATACTCATGTTAAAGGATTAGAGAGTACAACTTTATCTTACATGTCTGACAAGTGGGTAATAAAAATACTTAAAAAACATCCGAGTATCAGTACCTTACAAGAACTATTACAACTAGGAGAAAAGTAGTGGATGAATATTTAATTGAAGTAAAAAAAGATGGAAGCATTGAAACTTTAAAAAGCTATTGTGCTTCTCCGATTGAAGCACTAGATAGCATGATTAGTTTTGAGGATGTTTCTAATATTTATAAAATCACCCACGTTAAAACAAATGATACGTGGGACTTTGATAACTCTGCATTAGAAGAGTTAAGACAGTTGCGTGGTGTAATAAATAATGAAGAAATAATTATTAAAGAACTGAGGAATAAAAACTAATATGGAATTTATATTAATAGTTGTAGGTGTTGTCACCTTATTAACGACAACAGTTTTGTACATGTACTTGGTAGATGAGGAAAAGATAGAACCACATATACCACCACAAGCACAGCGTGGAAACTTTTGGGATGCAGAGACTAAAAAGTTTTACAAATGGGATGAGTTGATGGAACTTAAAAAACAAAGGGAGATAAACAATGACTGAGTTTTATGAAGCTGTTGAACAGCAAAAAAAAATATTAAAAAAAGAAGCTGAAGATAATCAAGTAAAATATATTGACATAAGAATCAATGACGGTAAATGGACAGAGAGTACAACTGATTATGTTTCAGGTAGAAGAGTTACAGAGTTTAACGATAAGCGTAAGAAAAATATAGAGGAGTATTATGGCGAAGACGTGGACTAAAACAAGTTATACTTCTGCTACCAAACAAAGGGGCAAGAAGACCAGTCAAGGTAGAGGTAATGTTGGCACCTCTACTATGAACAAGAATAAGAAAGCCAACTTAAAAAAATATAGAGGGCAAGGTAAATGAAAACTAAAATATTAAAAAACAAAGTGACTATTGAATTGACTACAAGCGAGTATGATGATCTTTTCAAATACATTAACAAACTTACAAGCATGTTAAATACTTTACACGAAACCAATGATTTATGGTTGTCTGATGTTCACAATTTAGATAGTTTACAATATGATTTGGTTAAACTATTAGATGCTAAATGGGATGCTGGTAGTTATAGATATATTAAAAGAGGATAAGGTAAATGAACATATTTTATTTTGATGAATGTCCAACTGTATCAGCAGAAGCACAGCCTGATAAGATGCTAGTCAAGATGCCATTGGAAACAGCACAGATGTTATGCACAGCACACAGGTTGTTAGATGGTGATGAGTATGCAGATGCTAATGGACTATACAAACAAGCATATATGAATCATCCATGTACTATATGGGCTAGGGAATCTAGCTCTAACTACTCATGGTTGTATCGACACTTCCTAGCATTAGGTTCAGAGTATGAGTATAGGTACGGTAGGAAACATGCAAGTGTTGTCAAGCTAGAAGAACCATTGAGTAAGATGCCTGACAACATTACACATACAAGCATGACACCACTAGCACAGGCTATGCCTGAGGAGTATAAAAATGAAGATGCTATTATTGCTTATCGTGATTACTGCATTAACGAAAAACACTATGCCAAATGGGAACGCAATAGAGCTAAGCCTGTATGGTGGACAACACAGGAGGTTGCATGAATTATATATACGAAAGGATGATGGCTGAAGGAGAGACAGCTATTTTTGACAGAGATGAACTCAGAAGATTTGAAGCTTATGTTTCAGCTAACTATGAATCTTTTTATGACAACAAGGCTACTTACGAGGTGAAAAAAGATGGAGAAAAATTCCTGGTCACTTTATTTGAGAATCCTGTTATAACAATGGAAGATATTTTGCTTGACATTCGAGATTGATTCTGTTATACTCTGTATCACAATGAGTAACCAAACATATCAAGCCCTCTATCTCCAATTGAACAGATGGTTTGGTGCAGCTAATGCTGTAGCTTTTAGGGTAGCTACTCACAACCCTTCCAACTTCACAACAAAGCTATAAAAGGAGGAAACGCATATGGCTATATTAGAAGGAACTGCGTACTGGGCAAGTATAACTACACCCAATACGACTTTTGAACCAGTGTATACTGTCAACCTAGTGGTTGATAATGAGACTGCAAATGACTTTGCATCTCGTGGACACACTGTAAAGCAGATGGATGAAGGTCCTGCTTTAATTATGAAACGAAAGGTAAATGGTCCGAAAGGAATGGTAAGACCTGCACCTAGATTGTTTGATAAGGACAAGCAAGAAGTCAGCACTGCTGTTGGTAACGGCTCTCAAGTGAGAGTTCAATTCAATGAGTACGATTGGGAGTACGCTGGTAAGCAAGGGAAAGGTCTCGACTTACAAGCTGTTCAAATTGTTAATCTTGTTGAATACAAGAACGGTGATGGTGATGAATTCTTTTCTGATGGAGAGGAATTCTAATGATTATTACTATTAAAAATGATGACGGAGAAACAAACTTCGACATCAATAATATTGCAGATGAACAGAAGAAGCAGGAAGCTACTGTGATTGTGCAAAAGGTTGGCAACCTTCAGGTTGTTATTGAAGCCTTAGACTTTGCAAGTCGAACCCATAGAGCTAACTTGGAAGAGTTGCTTAAGGATAGAGACGAAGCTATAGTCGAGCCTGAAAGGGCTAGGGATGAAGAAGGTAAGTTTGTAGCAGACGACCCTGAAACACCCGACACTAATGAAGCTTGGGTTGGTGGTAAAAAACCTGCCAAGTAATTTAAAACCGGCTAGGTGTAAAAGCCTAGCCACTTTTCTAAAGGAGATAGAATGCAAGAACAAAGTAAATTTGTACGACATAAGTTACCCTGCCCTTCATGTGGTGGCTCTGACCCTGTGTCTATGAATGAGGATAAATCTGCTCATTGCTTTAGCTGTGAGACACACTTTCCTAATTATGTGGATGCGTGTGATGGAAAAATTGTGGATACTACACCTAAACCTAAAGTCACTACCTCTTTCTTAAACAGTTATACTGGTAGCTTTGGTCCTTTAACAGACCGAGATATATCAGAAGAGACTGCTAAGAAATATAGTGTTAGAAGGATTGTTAGTTCAACCAATCAGATATCACAACACATCTATCCTTTCTTTAACGGTAACGAAGTTGTCGGTACTAAGACACGCTTTATTGAAAATAAAAACTTTGCTTTTTCAGGAACATATGAAGGCACTGGTTTATTCGGTGAGCAACTGTTTAGAAATACTGGTGGTAAGTATCTAACTATTACAGAAGGTGAATGTGATGCTATGGCTGCATATGAATTGATGCAATCCAAGTGGGCATGTGTGTCACTAAAGCGAGGTGCTTCGGGTGCTGTTAAAGATATTCGAGAAAGCATTGAGTTTGTTGAATCATTTGATAATGTAGTGTTATGTTTTGATAATGATAAGGCAGGTAGAGAAGCAGCTCGTAATGTTGCACGCATATTAAAACCCGGCAAAGCTAAGGTAATGACATTGCCTAATGGTTATAAGGATGCAAACGATATGCTCAAGCAACGTAAGTTTCAAGAGTTTATGTCCTCATGGTGGGAAGCTAAAACTTATACACCGTCAGGCATCATGGAACTTTCTTCTCAAAGAAACGATTGGTTACATAGAGAAGTTAAAGAAAGTATTGCTTATCCTTGGGAAGGTCTCAACAAAAAACTGTATGGTCTGAGGAAAGGTGAGCTTGTAACTCTCACAGGTGGGACAGGACTTGGTAAGTCTTCAGTAACTAGAGAGCTTGAACATTGGCTAATCAAGAACACCGAAGACAACGTAGGTATTGTAGCTCTTGAAGAGAACTGGTTGAGAACTGCTGATGGTATTATATCCATTGAAGCGAATGATCGACTGTATCTAACAGAGAAACGAAACAACTACAGTGACGAACAACTCACTGAATTATTTGATAAGGTTATTCCTAATGGTCGTGTTTATATTCATGCTCATTTAGGTGCTACTGATATTGAAGAAATATTTTCTAAGTTAAGATATATTATTGTAGGATGTGAATGTAAATGGGTTGTGGTCGATCACTTGCACATGCTTGTTAATGTACTTGCTGAAGGTGATGAAAGAAGAGGTATCGATTCTTTGATGAATAGATTACGTAGTCTTGTTGAAGAGACAGGGGTAGGCATGATATTAGTATCACACTTGCGTAGAGCATCGGGTGATAAAGGACACGAGCAAGGTATCGAAGTATCGTTATCACACTTGAAAGGCTCTCAAGGAATAGCACAACTATCTGATTGTGTGATTGCATTAGAACGTAATCAACAAGCATCGAATGAAGACGAAGCTAACACCACAAAAGTTCGTGTACTTAAATCAAGATACACAGGTGATACTGGACTGGCATGTAGCTTAAGATATAACAACGACACTGGTAGATTATTTGAAGTATCAGAGGAGGAAACTTTTGACAACACAGAATTCTAAAATTATATTTGACATAGAATGTGATGGTCTTAAACCAACTAAACTACATTGTATTGTAGCAAAAGAACTCGATGGAGAAATCCATAAGTTCCCACCTCATAAACTTAAGGAAGGTATTGAGTTTTTAAAACAAGCTGATACTTTAGTTGGACATAACATCTTACGATTCGATCTTGATGTTATTAAAAAGCTAACAGGTGCTGATCTTTATCATAAGAAAATTGAAGATACTCTTGTGATGTCTAGATTATTTAAACCTATCCGTGAGAACGGTCATAGTTTAAAGACTTGGGGTTATCGTGTTGGCTTTGCTAAACAAGAACAACCTATAGACTTTGATGAGTACACACCACAGATGCTTGAGTATTGTTGTAATGATGTAAGGTTGAACGAATTAGTTTACCTTGCTTTATTAAAAGAACAGACAGGTTTTAGTGATCAATCTATTGCTCTTGAACATGCAGTAGCTAAAGTAATATCCGACCAAGAAAACAATGGGTTTGCTTTCAACGAGAAGCAAGCTACCATGTTACTTGCTAAACTTAAAGATAAGATGTACGAAGTTACTGATGAAGTTCAACGTACTTTTAAACCTAGGATGGTTGATGTTAAATGGGTAACACCTAAGTTTAAGAAAGATGGACAGCTATCTAAGTCAGGACTAACTGTTGATGAATACAAACAATGTATTGATACAGGTAACCATAAACCTTTTATGCGACAAGAACTACAAGAGTTTAATCTCGGCAGTCGTAAACAAATAGGTGAGTACTTAATGGAGTTTGGTTGGGAACCTAAACGTTTCACACCAACAGGTCAGCCGATTGTAGATGAAGGGACTCTTAAAAAGATTACCCATATACATGAAGCTAAACTGATTGCAGACTTCTTGTTGTATCAAAAGCGTATTGCTCAGATAC